CCCTACTTTTCTCAAATCCTCTACTCCTACCCAGAGAGATTTTTAGGATTCTGCGTTTTTTCTGTGGGGGTAAAATAGGGATTGCAAAATACGGGTCGGAATCAGCAAAAGTAGGTAGTCTTAAAATATTTAACTATATGGCTAAAAAAAAAGCGAATAACGAAATCGATAGTTTAAAAAGGTATATAAGGGGCATTCTCCAGGAGCGGGATAAATACTCAAAAGAAATGAGCTATCAGATAGAACTACTTGCTTCTGATCTTTTGGTTTTTCGTAGGATTCGCGATGAGGCTCTTAAGGAAGAAACTACTTTAACTGTTATTGAAAAAAGTAGGGAAAATTGTGACCGGGTGAAGGAAAACCCGGTGTTCATTTTGATGGCGAGATATGCCGATAGGGTTAGGAAAGATCTAAGATCGTTGATGATGAATCAAGAGATTCAACCGGGCGGTGAAGCCGGCAAGATAAAGGAAGATGATCCGTTGTCAAGACTAATGGAGCATCTTAATAAGGAAGATGATTAATGATGAATGAGAACGTAACTGCGAAGGATTTTAAACAAGGGTTCGTTGATAAGCTGCTCAGTATAGACATTGAGAGTTATCAACTTGATTCTATAGATCTGAGGTTGCATACTTATGTTTCCCAAGTGTGTAATTCCCCTGAAAATCATAATTTATATGAGATATTAGCCTTGTTAAAGTTCTTTCGGTTGATGGATAATTACGTTTTCCGTCCTTCTAAAGTCAAGCGGTTCGTGAAATTGTATGAGTCGCTGAAATTCTCCGGGATGGATGGGCGAAGATGTTATAAGTTGACTCCGATACAGTACTTTCAATTTGCTTCGATATTAGGATTTTACCATTGGGAAGATGTGGGGGATGCAACAGGGAAGCCGGATGATTTGGAAGGTAAATATCAGCGCGTGCTTGACCAGAGAAAATATGAACTGCGGCGGTTGGTTCGCGAAGCGATACTTTTTGTACCAAGAAAATTCTCGAAAACTACAAGCACGGCATCATTGGCTGTTAATGAGATGTTGTTTGGTGATGTGAATGCGCAGGCTTATACCGCTGCAAACTCTTACAAGCAGGCGAAGATCTGCTTCGGGGAAATATCGAAGATAATCAGGCAGTTGGACCCGAAAAAGAAATACTTTAAAGCGACACGGGAGACTTTGAATTGGAAACCGAATAAATTTGAAAGAGAATCGTTTGTGGAGTGCTTGACGGGTGGTGGTGATACCAAGGACGGATTGAATGCCTCATTGGTAATATTCGATGAATATGCTCAGGCGAAGTATGTGAAGGATCATTCGGATGGTGCAGAATTGCTACAGGTCCTTACATCATCTATGGGTGCAAGACGTGAACCTCTGACGATTATAATTACAACCGCAAGCCGCGTGGAGGATGGTCCATTTGCATTGGAGCTGGAGAATGCGAAGAAGGTATTATTGGGTGAGTATAATGACGATTCTCAATTTGCCAGCATCTTCCAGCCCGATGCGTGGGAGATGGATGAAGAAAGCATGGGGTGCCCCGCTGTGTGGAAGAAGTGCAATCCTCATATCGGTATTACGGTCCAGGAAAGTTATTATACCCAAAGATGGGCTAAGGCCCAACGTGATGCAGAGGCGATGATAGAGTTTAAGACGAAGCTTTTAAATATATTCGTGTCAGGAGGCATAAAAACTTGGATTTCCCAAAATTTAGCACGTTCCCTTTCCGTTAATTTGGATCTTGACTCAATAGATGGACGGCCGGAAACTATGGTCGCTATGGACCTTTCTGTAAGTGATGACTTCTCCGTTGTTGCTTATAATATATATAGCAGGAAATTGCGTAAATTCTTTGTGTGGCTTGATTGCTATATTCCGGAAGAAACCTTGGAAACCCATCCGAACAAAGAGTTGTACAAATATTGGAGGGATGCCGGCTATCTGAAGATTTGCCCGGGAGCTGTTATAAGCGATTCCATGATAGTGGAAGATGTGTTAAAACGTAACAGGTCGCTATGTATCTGCCAGATAGGATATGACGCATACAAGAGCCAGGAGGTAGTGAATGCATTATCGGCTGCGATATCGTCTACCGGTACAGACCCGAGTAGGATTTTGCGTGCAGTCCCTCAGACGTATGGGGCATTTGTCTCGCCCGTAGAAACGTTTGAGATGGCGGCAAAATCCAATCCGCCAAAGGTCGCTTTGGCGAATAATCCTATATTATCCTATTGTTTTGGGAATTGCTATCTCGATGAAGACAGGATGGGCAATAAAAAACCCTTGAAAAGAAAGGAGAATTTGAAGATTGATGGGGCTATTGCTACTTTAATGACATTTTGGTTGTTTAATAACTATGAGCAATAGAGTAACCTATTACGGCTAATTCGTGGGTATATGAGCCGTGGTCATAATATTAAAACAGGCTCGATAAACCGATGGATAACTTTTTCAGATTTTTCAGACGAGAGGCAAAAACGGCATCCGGGAAGAATACTACGGTATCGACCGGCAATTTTAAGAGTAATATAATTTATGCCAACACAGATGAATCGGCAATGCGTATTGCAGCCGTATATAGGGCTGTGAATCTTATATCCGGTGCCGTAGCTACCCTTACGCTGCAATATAAGAGGCGTGATAGGGCTAAAAATTATTTTAAAATTTACGACAATGGGTATGGTGCAAGGGTAAATTATCTATTGAGTGTTCGCCCGAACGACAGAATGAATTCATTTACAATGATGAAGTATCTCGTTGCAATGATGCTGCTTAAGGGTAATGCGTATATATATCCTAAGAGGGCTGTTACCGGAGAGGTGGAGTCTCTTTTTTTATGTTCCCCCGGCTCTGTTGTGTATGATGTCTACTCCAATACCTACACGGTAAGTGACTTGGTTAACGGTATAAGCGGGACATTCCCGGCATCGGAAATCCTCCATTTTAAAAACATGTGCATGGATGGAGGTTATATGGGTAGGTCTACGGTATCCTATATCAAGGATACATTAAGTATAGCCACAACTGCCAATAATGAAACCCTGAAGAGGTTTGCCACAGGAGGCCGGCTAAAGGCAATCCTGCAAAACAATACCAGCGTGAAGGGATTCGGTGAATACCAGGATAAAGAACTTGATAAACAAGGACAGGATCTACAGGAGGACATCAACAAGGGTGAAGACATTTTGGTTGTAAGGGGTGATGGCACCCTGACTCCAATCAGTATGTCATCTTCCGATATGCAATTCTTGGAAATGGTGAAGCTGAATCTCCGTGATATAGCAAGAGCCTTCAATGTGCCTCCAAGCAAACTGATGGATGATACTAATGCCAACTACAAGAGTGTTGAAATGTCGAATGTGGGTTTTTATACAGAGGCATTGCAGCCCATAATCACAGAAATAGAGAGAGAATTTACGGCTAAAATGCTGAGTGTAAATACATATATGGATTATAAATTTTCGTTTAACCTTTCCAGCCTCTATGCCTTGGATGTTGACAGTAGAGGCAAGGCTAACCTGTCACGACTGGGGACGGGCCAAGCAACCGTTAATGATATAAGAAGAGAGAATGACAAGGAGCCTGTAGAGAAGGGTGACGAAGTTTATTTAAGCACAAATCTTGCTGTTTTAGGCAGTGCTAAGTTAAGCAAGGAGGGTAGTAATACGATACAGACGAGCGATGTGAAAAAAAAGGAGGAAGAAGATGATGATGAATGATGAGTTAAGAGTAGTGACATTGGAAGAACTCAAATTGCAGATGCATGAGGATTTCGAGGATGAGGATGCTATCATTACAACATATGGTATTGCAGCGGAAGATGTTGTCATTGACATGACGCGAAGATCTTATGAAGAGCTTTCGGTATGGGAGGGGCGTGGTTTCCCCGTCAGATTAAAATTAGCGATATTGATGTTGGCGGCACATTTTCACCGGAACCGAGAACCTGTTGCAGCTGTGTCTCAAAACCCCGTTCCTTTTTCCGTGTCGGTGTTGGTAAAGCCATTTGTAAAACTTTCAGATAGAGAATAGAATATGTTGACCGCAGGAAGTTTGACGGAAAGAGTAGATATAATGGTGCCTATCGTTACAAGAGGCGATATGGGAGAACAGGTGGTTGAATTCACGAAAAAGGCTACCGTTTGGGCTGCTGTCCATTTTCAAAGGGGCGCGAATGTATTAACTATGGGCGAATCATGGCTTTCGCGAACTGTATCCGTAACAATGAGGAATAATAGTATAATCCATGATAGATGCCGTTTAAGGTGGGATGATAAGACTTATGCGATAGATAGCCTTAATCGCTCCAGGAGAGATGGCAGTATTACTATTGTTGCTTCGGTTTTGGACGAAAATGAGTAAATCGAGTAACCTGAAACAGGGTATCAAAAGTATTATAAAAAGGGCTGATGTGGCGGTCTCCTATAGGGCGGTCTCCTATAGAGGAACTAATAGGATGATTTAAAAAAGGCATTAAGATGGAAAACAAGCAAAAAAGGGAAATAAGATGCATGGTTGGAGGCAGATTCCAACCTCATATTAGAGAAGCCTCCGATGAGGCTCCTAATGAAAGGATAATAGAAGGGTATGCGATAGTTTTTGGGGTAGAGAGTCGGTTGTTGGTCGATTACTGGGAGGATTATAGGGAAATTATAGAACCCGGTGCCATTACGGAAGAAGATCTAAAGGGTATGGATATCAAGATGACCTTATGGCACAATCGGGAGAGGCTGTTGGCTCGATCGAACATGGGTGAAGGCTCTTTGAAATTAAGCGTTGATGAGACAGGTGTAAGGTATGAATTTGCAGCTCCTGATACCCCGGATGGTAATACGGCATTGGAATTGGTAAAGCGTGGCGATCTTGCCGGCTCCTCATTTACTTACTGGTCGGATGAATCAAGCTCTGTGAGGTACACCAAGGATAAGGATGGTATCTTATTGCGTCATGTTAACCGCTTGGAAGCGGTTTTTGAAATGACTATAGCAAGTGATCCGGCATATACGCAAACCAGTGTGACCGCTCGTGAGATAGAGTCAACCGGGATAAAGTTAAGGGAAAGAACGCCTGTGTCCACTATTGGCAGGAAGGTTGAGGAAATAGACCGGATAGAGAGAGAAGTTATTTTAAACACATGTAATATTTTATAATTATGAAATCGGAAAAGAAAACAGTACAGGAACTTTTGGCGGAAAGAAATTCTCTATTGGAGAAGAGAGAGGCCGTCAATATCCGCATGAATGAGTTGATCGATAAGGCTAAGGCTGAAAAACGTGACTTGTCACCCGATGAAAACATTGAGTATCAATCTCTAAAGAATGATTTTAACAAACATTCTCGCGAAATTCAGATGAATTTCGATCTGACAAACATGCAGAAGTCGGAAAAAAGAGAAGAAAAAAGCAAGAACCAACTGCTTAGAGAGTGCCTTCAAGCGGTGAAGAGCGCAGGGAAACCCGGTGATTTCGTTTTAGAGCGTGAATTTACAGGGTTGAATACAGCTTCTATTGAAGCCGGTGGCATGATTCCATTAACCATTAAGGATATCCTTCCTCCCTTGGAGATGGGGCTTATTTTTGACAAAGTGGGTATTCCGGTGCAGACAGGAGTAAGCGGGAATATCCAATGGCCTGTAATGGGATCGGTTGAGGCTGAAATCCAAGGGGAAGCATTAGAACTGACCGACCAAACTATTGATTTGAGTAAGATTGCCGCCAAGCGTGTCAGATTAGGAATGTCAATATCGGTATCTAACCAGGCTATCACTGATAGTTACACCGATTTAGTGTTATTGATCCAGGGACAATTGCGGGCCGGATTGCAGAGGGTGTTGAATCGTGTAATTTTCTCCCATCAGAATTTTACAAGCGACCTTCACGGTCCCTTTGCAGGTGCGAAGGCTACAGGTGCGTTCGCCGGTGCTGTGCCGACTTACAAGGAGTTAATCGCGATGAAGGGAGCTGTAGCAGCAACAGGTGTGGAAATGGTAGGTTTTTGTTTTGTCATGAGCGAAGCAATGAAAGCTGCATTGGAAGCAACTCCAATTGACGCAGGAAGTGGAAGAATGGTTGTTGAAAATGGCGCGATTGGCGGATATCCGGTATTCTGCACCGAATATATCAATTACGGCTCTAGTAAGGAGAAGGCAGACGTAGAGTATGTTGCGGCCGGATGTTTTGGCTACTTGCCGACAAATCAACACGGAGAAGTAAGATTGATTATTGATCCGTATACTCAAGCCAAGAAGGATGTAGTCGTTTTCACCTTAAACTCTGATTGGAGTATTACTACTCTGCGTAAGGAGGCATTCGCATTGTATAAGACTACCGGGGCTTAGTAATAATTAATACCGGCTTGGATAAGCCGGTATTAGTCTTTGGTTATGGGTTTAAATAAACGACTCTTATACAATGCAAATGGTGCAAGAAAATCCGGTATTGCCTTACAATTTGATGGGGATGAGGTAATGAGGATGCTTGACCGTATGCTTTTTGATAATGTAGTGAAAAAGAAGGATGTCCGTAAGATTATAAGGCAGGAAATTGCCCCGGCCCGAAAGGACGTGATTGCCGCAGCGAAAGGAGCCATGAAGTCCGATCCAAGAAACGCCAAGATAGGCGTAAAAACTATGGTTTACAAAAACGCCACAGGTGCTAATGTCAGCCTGTTTAACCGCAAGGGAAGTGCGAAGTCGGTTAAGGAATACAATCCGCCACGAGGTGGCAGGTCAGGCATTAAGAGAAATCGGTCGGTCAGCAAGGATACTGCCCGGATAAATTCTTATCGTGGGCGTGACAGGGCTTTTATCCTGAGATTTATAAACGATGGAACAGAAGGCAGACATGCCTTTAAAAAGTCCAGGAGTAAAAACAATCGTACTGCCTATAGGGGAGCGATAGCGGCTAGGAACTTCTTTGGTGTGGCTGAAGAATCGATGAGGCGTGCGTCTGAAAGGATTTCCGACAGGGTGGTGCGGTTAATAACAGAAGTAAGCGAAGGAAAATGAGCATATTGATAAGTAAACATATAGTTAAACAGTTAAGTGCAGATCCGGAAATTGTAAAAAGTGTAGGTGATCGGATCTACCCGATAGTTATCCCGGAAGGCTCCAATTATCCGTTTATCATGTTTGAGGACTACGGTTCAGGACCGGAGACAACGAAAGATGGTACATGTGAAGACAATGCGAGCTGCAATATTACCATAGTAGCGAAAAACTACAATGAGGCGGTTACTGTGGCAAATAAGACACGTTATGTACTGGAAGGCAAGTTAGCAAGGTACGATGACTTCGAAGTGACAGAGTGTAATTTGGAATCATGGAGTAAAAACTATGATGCAGACTTACCGGCATACGTGGTAAGACTGACTTTGAATTTTAAAACGATTGATTTTTAACGATAAATTGATAGTAATATGGCAAAAGCAAAAGTATTGAATGGTAAGGACTTTATGATTTTTATGGGTGGTAAGGCTACAGCGTTGAGCACCAGCCATAAACTAACCTTATCAGCTGAAACATCCGATGCGGCTAGCAAGGATGATGGTATGTGGGATGAGAGTGTGGTTACAAAAATGTCATGGGAGGCATCGACAGAAGCATTGGTTAGTGCAGATCCCGAAGTAGAGAGTTTTGATACGATGTATGATAAATTTATTGCCGGTGAACCTGTGGATGTTGTATTGGGTATCCCCGCCAATCTGAGCAATGATGGGGTCCCGGAACAAGGATGGAGTTCTCCTGCCACCAAGCAGAGCCAAATATACTATTCGGGCAAGGCATTGATTACTACGTTGGAACGCACGGATGCCAAGGGAAGTAATTCCTCCATGACGGTTAGTCTTAGAGGGCAGGGAAAACTTGATAAGAAAACCGGAGCAGGAGGTTATGCTTTAAAATCGCCCATGGTCCAATCAGTTCAGGAAAAGGTTAACGGAAAGGAAGTTGAATGATGAGAACAGTAAGTATCAAAGGTGTAGAGTATAACTTAAGATATACTCTACGCGCTTTATTTATCTACGAAGAGCTGAAGGGAGAGCCGTATTCTGGTGCTAAGATTATAAATAACTATATATTGTTGTTTTCTATGCTGCTTGCCAATAACAAGGATTTCTCTTTGAGTTTTAATGAAGTGATTGAGGCATGTGACGATAATCCTTCTATTTTTCAAGAGTTTGTTTCTGTTTTGGAAGCGGAAAATGAAAGGGTAAGAAAAATGGCTGGGCATGATTCGGATAAAAAAAAAGCGAAGAAAACCGAAAAGGGATAAGTGTCATAAAACTATATGAAGAGGTAGTCGGTAAGGGAGGGCTTTCGCCCGAATATTTTTTTGACTGTATGACATTAAACGAATGTGCGGCTTTTATCAGAGGCATGAACCGGAAAGAACAAGAAGCGTGGGAGCGAACGAGAATGTTGATGTACGCTGTTGTGCAGGTGAACTCGAGAGACCACCTTACACCTGATGCCTTGTTGCCTTTCCCATGGGATGAAGATCGGGAACCTATAGAAATAAATATGGACGAAGTTAATGAGCTTCGCCAAAGAGCTAAAAAATTTGAATATGAGTGACGCTATTGTTAGACTGTTGTTGAATACACAAGGATTTGACGGTAATTTGAAAAAATCAAAGAATGAGATAAGCCGTTTTAGCGATTTTATGGCAGGTGCCGGAGAGACTGTTGCTAAATTTGCCGGAGGTTTGGGGGTAGCAATGACAGTCGGGGAAGCTTTCAATAAAACGTTGCAATCAAGCCAGGTTTTAGGTGATATGACTGCAAGCACTATGCAAGCGGCTAAAGAATCTGTAGATCAGTTCTTTTATTCCATAGGGAATGGGGAGTTTAGCAGCTTCTTAAGTGGGTTGGATGAAATAATTCAGAAGGCAAGAGAGGCATATGCGGCAATGGATCAGTTAGGGAACACTAAGATAAGTTATGGCTATTTTAGTTCTAAAAACGAAGCTCAAATACAAGAAGCACAGTATGTTGCGAAAAATAAGTTTGCTCCTTTGGAAGAGAGGACTAAGGCTTTCGGGAATTGGCGGAAAGCCTTAGAGCAGCAAAAACAAATCAATGAAACGTTAAGGAGCGATTTGATGAGTGCTATAACAAAATCAGTAGAGTCTGAGATAGGCACTGGTAAGATAAAGGTTGGTTTTGAAGATGTAGAAATGGCTTTAAAAATTGATGTTACCGACCCCGCCAAGAGAGGCGAATTAAAAGAACGGTATTCGAATTCATATAACGCCTATCAAGCAAGGAAGGAATATCTTACAAAAGCAAGAAGAGGCGTATCGGATGAGGCTAGAATTGAGGGGATTGATAAGGAATTGGCTGAATTGGACAATATATATAAAGAGACTATCATAGTTAACGCAATGCTCAATAAATACAAGGATGAAGAGTTGAGTAATATTGCTGCCATGGCTTCGGAGTACCAAAAAACATCATCAGCCTTAAATTCGATGAGCAGGGAGTACAATGAGTCCGCTAGCGAATATAACAACGCAAACAAAGCGATAAAAGGATTTGTTGCGGTGGCTAGCTTGGAGGGATATAAGGTATATACCGGTGAAACAGGGGATAAAAAGCCTATAAGGGGAAAGAGTGAATCTACAGATTTTCGAATGGTTTCATTCAACGCAGAGAACTGGGCGAATGAAGAGGCCAAAGGCTTGCACAATGCATTACGGAAGAAGATAGAGTCAGGAGAGAAGATAAAAATCGTTCCCATCGAGGTTGATTTGGACAAGATAGATATTGCGGTAGACAAGGATAAGTTGCCTGATTTTTCCAATCAGATAGATAAAAACAAACAGTATGCAGAATCGCTAGGTTATATAGGAGATGCATTTAGCAGCATAGGATCTATTGTTGACGATTCCAATGCAGCAGTAATACAATATTTCGCAAATCTTATAAACTCGATGGCAAGTGCAATTCCTATGATTGCATCTATGGTTACTGCAAAAAAGGCAGAGGCTAACGCAAACGCCGAAGCCGCAGCTACAGGCGCAGCTTCTTCTGTATCATCCATTCCATTTGTGGGACCTGCCATGGCTGTAGCTGCGGTAGCATCTATTTTAGCCGCTTTTGCTTCTATTCCCAAATTCGCGGATGGTGGCATTATTGGAGGCTCTTCTTTCTTTGGAGACAAGATGATTGCTCGCGTTAACAGTGGAGAGATGATACTGAATCAATCTCAGCAAGGGAGATTGTTCCAAATGATTAACAGCGGTAATTTGGGTGGAAATGTAAAGGTAGATGGAGAGATCAAGGTGCGAGGAAAGGCTATGTATATAGCTATTCGGAATTACATGAAATCAGAAGGCATAAAATGGTAATATGGGACAGAGATATACAATACATTTTAAAGATTATCGCAACAATTCTTATGAGGTAAGAATATATATAGATGGATATTCCGGCACTGTATCAGAGTTGTGTGGTGCGCCATCTGCTTTTGTCGTGACGGGGGATGATGAAGGTTTTATTTACCAACCTGTCCGCACGTCAACCGCTACTATTAATATTCTTGACAAGAATTTGTTACTGGATCTGTTTAGCGTAAATAGTCAGTATGCTCCGGTAAAGTTATACAAGAATGACGTGTTGGCATGGACAGGATATATCACTCCGGAACAGTTTACACAACCCTATCTGCCAACCATTGACAACATAAGCGTTGATTGCGTCAGTGCCATAGCCACACTTGAAAACATTAAGTATGAGCAGCAGACAGAATCGGGATTCATCACCGCAATGGAGTTGCTAAGATACCTTATATCTTCCGCCCATGGTGGCTATGAGTCCGTATATATCCCTTATGTGTATGCGTCTTCCTCCGCTGCTTACTCTTCAGGCGAGAACGTATTGGATAAACTCAGATTCGCGGAAGAGAACTTCACCTCAGACGAATTGATGCTGGATGAAGTATTGACCTACCTCATGCAGTTTTTTTCGTGGACGCTGTATGATTACGAAGGCAGCCTGTATATCATCGATGCGGACTATACCGGTCAGTATCGCAAGTATAATGAGGCATTGGCATCTTATACAATGGTCTCGGTGAATGATGCCACATTGCAGGATATCGGCTTCGCCGGCAGCGACAACACCATTGACGTTTTGCCGGGCTATAATAAAGTTACTGTCAAAGCTGTCAACAATGTGTTTGAAGACTTGGTGGTTAATGAGGATTACGATTACCTGGAATGGGCGGGCGGCTCGAGTTATAGCGATAAGGATAAGTATGACATCAAGAGGTTTCTGAAACCGAAGGAATGGAAAATGTATTACTACGATCAGAACCGCCACGAAACCATACTGAGTACTAATATTAACGATAACATATTCGGGGCTGTCCTGATGAAGGAAGCGTTGTTTACCGGTGGCGGAGACCCGCCGGGGGATTATAATTGGGCTGACAGCATCCAGATGCGGTCTGCTACGGTAGATGGCGTGATGGTTTTTGATGAATACCAGAAGGAAACCCTGCCTGCCTTTACAATGAGGGGTCCTAATGCGGTCTGGAAGGACGGTGCCATCGGTATATCGGGAAGCATGCGTTTCCCCTCCGACAGCCGCATGAACTATATCTATGACGGTGATATGAATATCTCTGCCAATATTCCTTATGCATGCTCCCTTAAAATCGGGGATAAGTATTGGAACGGCAGTGGATGGCAATCCTCATTCGTCCGGTTTGAAATCATCTTCGAGACGGACAATATCAAGAACTGGGCGAATGTGAAGAGTACGAAAACGCCCGATATGCCATATAGCGGACTGTCCGGGCACATCATCACTCTTCCATCGGACGTACCGATCATCGGGGAATTGGAATTCACGATGTACTGTCGCAGGCAGAGGGTCGCTCAGGAAGTCGGTTTTATCGCATACGGCGCCATTTTAAAGGACTTCCGGTTTGATTACAAGAAGAAGGACGGGATCATTGATGAAGGCGAAGACGGTGACCGCTTGTATGAGAATGTGGTCAACGATAAGTTCATGTCCGAACTTGACGAAGTTGAGTTCGGCATAAGCTCTTATAATGCGGACGGGGCTTCCTATAGCAAGGCACTGTTGGGAAATGACTTCTTGACGGACAACCTGTATTCCGCCATCGAGGGTAAACTTGTCAGACCCGAAGAAGCCTTCATCCGAAGAGTGATCAACCGTTATAAGGCAACCCAAATCAAGTTAACGCAGGTGATAAAAAACGATGGTTCTATCCATCCGTTTACCCGGTTGTATGACAAATCAGCGGTTAATAAGAGATTCATGCTGCTAAGCGGTGTATGGGACTATGAGCGGAATAATATTCAATTGTCGATGGTAGAAAATGGCTGAGATTAAGATCATATCAAGAGTAATACCGCGTGGCGGGAGTGGAGCTTCTGCGCCTTCGGGTGGAGGGGGATTTTCGGCTCCTGTTGACATATCGGGAAAGCTGGATAAGTCAGTATGGAACTCTGCATTCGAGTTGCACTATGATGATCCTGATGATCCTGAAAAATTGACAAGCATTGGCGCGAAAACTAATTTCTTTTCTGTGGGCGAGATATCCGTGTTTGGGAAAGGCGGCTCTTCCGGCGGTGGAGGTGGTGCCACTACGCTGCACATGCTGGAAGACGTTGATTTGGTGATGCCGATTCCGGACGGGGACGTGTTGACTTATGACGCGGAAAAAGGAAGATGGACCAACAAGAAGGGTGCCGGAGGCATTGACACGAAAGCCATGTGGGAAGAGCTTGCCAAGTCTGACACGTCCAAGAGAATCCATTTTTCCCACATACCGGACTTGGGCAGTGTATATGCCAAGCAGGTAAAGCTGGGCACAACTCCTTATAATGTATCTAATGGGGTGATCTCTCTTCCTGCGTACCCGACCGCTCTGAAAAATACATTAACCTTTACAGGTTATCAATCCAAATCTTTTAATGGCAGCGCAGCAGTCAGTGTAGCTATACCCAATAACACTAATCAGTTAACTAATGGCGCAGGATTTATCACGAGTAGTGCTGATATCAGTGGTAACGCTGGTAGTGCAACCAAATTACAGACGGCTAGAAGTCTTTGGGGTCAAAGATTTGATGGGACTAACGATATTAGTGGTGACTTATATTCGATTGGCACTATTAACTGTAGTTACACTATGCAAATTAATGGTGGTAATAGTGTCGGGACCTTTCCAAGAGTGCTATTCCATATTCCCAATGTAGCTTGGGCACAGTTCCTTCTTAGACTTGGAGAATTACAGTTAAAGGATGGTGGTAGTCAGGATGGTGCTTGGTATTCAATGGCAACAGGTTCATTTACTGCAAACGGTAATATACTTGCAAGCGGTGAGGTTGCCGCTTATTCGGACGCCCGCTTAAAATCATGTATAAAACCGCTACGGAACAGAGGGTTCATCACCCCTGTCAGTTATATCAAGGATGGAAAGGAAAGTATAGGGTTTATCGCACAGGACATGATAGAATTGTATCCTGAGTTGGTATCTAAGGGCAGCTCGAAAGAGCACTACCTGTCCGTGAACTATGCCCAATATACGGCAGTGTTGCAGGCTCAGATAATTGAGCTGCACAAAGAGATTGATGATTTGAAACGTAAATTTATAAAT